AACATGCAAGCACGTAATGACTCTATTAATCAAGCTAGAGCCTGGGCAGATAAAGAAAGCCCTATGGCTGCTTGGAATAGACGAATTATTATATTAACTATACTAGGACTAATAATATTTACACAGATAGCACCCGTATGGTTTAATATACCTACAGCAGTACCGATAGTACATAAAGGATTTAGCATACTAGGAATTAACTTAACACAGGATGTAATAGAGTATGAAGTAATAAACGGATTAATCAAGTATGACGAGATATTTGCTTGGGCAAGTATGATTATAGAGTTTTATTTTGGAGCTCAATTAGCAAAGGGGAAGTGATATGGAAACAGTAACAGGATACGTACTACAATTTTGGCAATACTCACTAGTAATAGTTTTAATAGTCATTGGAGCTATTTGGAAAGTATTAGATAGAGATGTTACACCAAATATAAAGTTTACATCTAAGGGTATGCCGCACATGAAGCCTATTGCTATACCTACTAAAGGTAAAGGCTTCTGGGGAGGACTTAAAGTTTGGTTATTTGTATCTCGTAAGTGGGAGATAGTAAGTGACTACCATTACAACATTGATGGACAAGATTTAGTAATACCTAAAGGATTTGTATTTGATGGAGCATCAGTACCTAAGTTCTTACATACATGGTTATCACCAATGGGAGTGTTATTAGTAGGTGGTTTAATACATGACTACGGTTACAAGTATCAAACACTACTTTGTAAAGGTAAAAAGAAAACTATTGGTATGAAAACACAAAGTCAGTTAGATGTTATATTTAGAGACGTAAACATAGTACAAAATGGGTTCAGGTTAATAAACTATTTAGCTTATTACGGATTAAAGCTAGGTGGATTTGCAGCTTGGAATAAACACCGCAAGGTTAACGCAAAGTGGAACACACATGGCAGCAAGTAAAATACATTTAGCAAATACAGATAAAAATTACAAACTTAAAAAAACTGATAAATTAACAACAGAAGGTAAACCTATTTATGTTAATACTTTAACAGGGGATGAACATTCTGAAATATCTGTAACAATTGAATATCCCGCAAATAGTGGTAAATGGATTAATGTTCCTAGTTTAAAAGATGGCAGAGTATACAATCCTAAAGGTGTATTAGCTATGCTTAAAGCAGGTAAGCTAACTCCTACAAGTACGCACATGAACGAACAAGAAGCAATAGAAGCTGCTGTTTACCGTAGTACTACATTACAATCTAATACTGGAGAGACTTTAAAACCTAGTAATGATATAAATCTATTAACTAGTCAATCAGCTAGAATAACGAAACAAGAACTTCCTGGTCTTATTGCTGAAGTAAATCGTGCAGAAAATGCTTTTCAAAATCAAGAAACTGGTTTTCCTGCACAAATTCAAGCTGCTGATGATTATGATCCTGAAAAAGAAGCATTTGTTAATCAAAATATGAATACATTTGCAAGTACATTTCCAACTAGAGATGAAAATTCTGATGGATTATTTGTAGCAGATAATGTAGTAAACTTAGAAGAATCATTGAACGATCAGATACTTAACACAGATCAAGCTTCAATAAAAGCAGCTGCTGCAAAAGGTTATAACCTTAAAAAATTAGCTTCAATAATGGATAGAGCTCAGTCTGAAAAAGATGATAGTTATTTTTATAATCCTGATAATCCAGATTTAAATACTCCTTGGAAAAACTGGAATGCTAAATATCGTATGGGGGATATACTTAGAGGTACTGGTTTAAAAGGCGCTGAAAATCCTACAATGAATCGATACACTCAAACACCAGTATCAGCAGCAGATCAAAAGTTATTTAATGATGCAAAACGAGATAGAGGACATTATACTGATGCATCTGGTAAAGACAATGAATCTTATGATACATATATACCTGGTAATAATGAAGGTGGTGAATTTTCAGGTGTACCTAAATTTCCAATAAATACTGGTTCAACTACTGGTAAAGATAATGAATCTTTTGATATACCTATACTTGGGAATGATGTAGTTACAGACGGTAGTAAAAAATTTACTACTAAAAAAATAGGTGCTTATTACGATGATATGCCTCCTGCTGAAAAAATGAAAGATAACAGAAGTTTAAAAGGATTAACTCCTGATTATGGAGAAATGCCTGGATTTAAAAAAGCAAAAAATGGTAACTATTGGAGTGCAGACGAAAACTCAGAATTTTGGAAAACAGATGCTGGATATGAAAAAGCAGTACAAACTTGGGGTGCTAGTGGCAATCCACTTCCTACATACGTAAAAAAACCTGCTAGAAAAGAATTAGATGTTCAAGCAATTAAAAACTTTTTTAAACCAAATAGATAATGGATATTAAATTTACACGGTGTACAACAATACATAAAGGTAATGCTTTTATGTATTATTTTTATGATAAGAATATACCTGGTTACTTTATTACTAGCGTAGCTATAGCTGATGCTGTTAAAGATAAAAGATGTTTTATGGAAGTGTACGAGTATTTTTGTACAGAGATAGTAAGAGATAAAGATATATATTGTGCGTTGTTTCCAAATACTGTAAGTTTATTTGGTAAGTATATGCTTGATGAAACAATAAAGTATCAAGATAAAACGTTACATAAAGTTAAAAAATATGAAGATATCCGCATAATGCAGTATTATGTAGCACAACAACTTAAGGAAAAAGCACATGGCTGAGAAACAACATGATTTAGATGTAGATTTAAGTGAACCAAAAAAGCTTGTAGATTGGAAAAATCCACCTGACTTATTAGAACTTAAAGCTGATTACGATGAAGCTCAGTCTTCTCACACGTCACATGTATTAGATGTTGATGGTTGGATAGATGCTTTAAATGGTGAACAAACAATTAATAATAAGAAAGGCAGATCAAAAATTGTCCCTAAACTTATTAGAAAACAAGCTGAATGGCGTTATGCTGCACTAAGTGAACCCTTCTTATCTACTGATGATTTGTTTAATACAGCTCCAATGACTTTTGAAGATAAAGAATCTGCAATACAAAATGGGTTACTATTAAATTATCAAATTAATTGTAAGATAGATAAAACTGCATTTATTGATGAGTATGTACGTACTGCAGTAGATGAAGGAACTGTTATTGTTAAAGTTGGTTGGAATTATGAAGATGAGATTATAGAAGTAGAAGTACCTGACTTTGAATATCAACCATCACCTGAATCAGCTCAAATGCATGAAGGTTTACATCAAATGATGGAACAAAATCCTGAGCAATATAAAACAGATACTCCACCTGAGATACAAGAAGCACATAGATTAACTATGGAGACAGGTATACCAATGATGGGAGTTCAAATTGGTTCTCACATGGAAGAACAAACTAAAGTGATTAAAAATCAACCTGAGTTAGAAGTGTGTGATTACAACAATGTAATTATTGACCCAACTTGTTTAGGTGATTTAGATAAAGCTAACTTTATTATTTACAGTTTTGAAACATCTATGGCTGAACTTAAAAAAGATGGCAGGTACTCAAATTTAGAACATGTTATATTAGAGAATGCTGCACCATTAGCACAACCAGACCATAACTTAGAAGATGAGACAAACTTTAAGTTTAAAGATGACCCACGTAAAAAGATTATTGTTTATGAATATTGGGGCTACTGGGATATTAATGATACTGGAGATGTAGAACCTTTTATTGCAACTTGGGTAGGTGATGTATTAATTAGAATGGAGTCTAATCCATTTCCTGATAAAAAACTACCGTTTGTGTCAGTTCAATACTTACCTGTACGTAAACACATATATGGTGAACCAGATGGTGCGTTATTAGAAGATAACCAAAAGATTATTGGTGCTGTAACACGAGGTATGATTGATATTATTGGTAGGTCTGCTAACGGACAAATGGGTATTCGTAAAGATGCTTTAGATGTTACAAACTCTCGTAAGTTTGAACAAGGAGCAGATTATAAGTTTAATTCTAATGTAGACCCTAGACAAGCATTTCATATGGATACATATCCTGAAATACCTCAAAGTGCATTAAACATGTTAAATCTTCAAAACAATGAAGCTGAGTCATTAACAGGTGTTAAAGCATTTAATAGTGGTATTAGTGGAGCAGCATTAGGTAATACAGCTACTGGTATTAGAAGTGCATTAGATGCAGCTTCTAAACGTGAGTTAGGAATACTTAGAAGACTAGCTGATGGTATTAATCAAATAGGACGTAAGATTATATCTATGAACTCTGAGTTTTTATCTGATGAAGAAATTGTAAGAGTAACTAATGAAGAGTTTGTTGCTATTAATCGTGAAGACTTAGGTGGTATGTATGATATTAAATTAAATATCTCTACAGCTGAAGCTGATAATGAAAAAGCTCAAGAACTATCATTTATGTTACAAACAATGGGTAACAACATGGATCCATCTATGTCACAGATTATATTAGCTGACATAGCTAGATTACGTAAAATGCCTGAATTAGCTAAACAGATTAAAGAATATAAGCCGCAACCTAATCCAATGGCTGAACAAAGAGCACAGATGGAAATGCAACTATTACAAGCTCAGATAGCTAATGAAAGTGCTAAAGCAGCTGAAAATGCAGTAGATGTAGAATATAAGAAAGCTAAGACTCAGACTGAAATATCTAAGTCTAGAAACTTAAATAGTAAGTCTGATATGGAAGACTTAAATTTTGTAGAACAAGAGTCTGGTGTTGGCAGACAACATGAAGAAAACATGAAAGGAATAGACCAACAAAACGCAATGGACAACAAGTTTGCAGATGCAATAATTAGTGATCCAATGTTAAATGGTCAGTAAGATTAGAAAAAACCGTGATATAATCGCGAAAATAGACAATTTGTATAACAAATTAGTTTATTTAAAAAATAGGAGAGATTTGTTATTTAAATTATTAACAATACTTTGTTTTTATCTCAATAAGAGGACACACGATGAGCACAGAAGAACAACTGCAAGAATTAGAAGATAATATGAATGATGCTAAGCATTTCATTGATATTAAAGATAGTACTATTAAATTATTTAAAAATCGAGAATTTAAAAAAGTAGTTCTTGATTATTATTTTAAAGAAGAAGCTGCTAGGTTAGTTATGGCTAAAGCTAGTTCTTTAAATGAAGAACAACAAAAAATGATTGATAATATGATTTATGGTATTGGAGCATTAAGTAATTTCTTTGATAGTGTACTAACTAGAGGCACACAAGCAGAACAAGCTTACAGAGACGATGAAGATGCTAGAACACAAATATTACAGGAGGACTTAAGCAATGGCTGAAGTAAATAGTCCTCTAGGAATGGATGACGAAGAATTCCTAAAACAAGATTTAAGTGAACTTGAAGCTGGATTAATTGCAGCAGAAGAAGCTGAAGCTCAAGAAAACACTGAAGAAATTGATACTCCTGAAGAAGAGCAAACTTCTGAAGAAGTAACAAGTGAAGACGAAGAAGTAACTCCTGATAAGGTCGACCCTTATGAGGAAACGGATGAGTCTGAAAGTAATACGGAAGAATCTGATGAAGAGATATTAGAAGATGAAGTAGCTGACCTAGATGAGGATACTCAA